TTGTCGTGTTTTGGGGAGACCTGTAGTCTCAGTGTCAAAAACTGTGTATGACATTTTAACTACATTTTAATCGTGTATTATTCTTAAGTTATGAATTTACACAAATCCAAATCCACCCTTGGTATAAGGAGTTGTTGTGTTTTTGCGTTTAGTGTTCCACTCTGATTTCATTAATTCTAAATTCCAATTTTTTATTGTTTCGATACTTACAAATTTTTCATCATTATATTATTATATTTTCTGTTTGGTGTTTTAGGAAGGAGTTTAACTGGTGAAGCAAGAGGAGTTGTTATAGGGAGCATTAAATTTTTATTATTTTTAATTTTTTTTATTTCATTCTTCATGTTTTTTATCATTTTGTTATTTTTGAAAATTAATTTATTCATGTTTTTAACATTTTCTGAAATTTTATTCCTATTTGATGCCAATATTTGATTAGCCTTTTTCAATGTCTCTTTTGTTTTCTTCATTAACTTTTCTTGCTTTTTCATTTTCTTAATTGCGTTTTCAGTTGGAATTTTAACAACTACCCTTTTACCTGAACGAGTTTTCATTATATAATACATCAATAAAAAAATTCTTCGTTCTCAATGAATACTCTAATTTTATTAGGTGCAGGAGGACATTCTGGTTCAAATGTCTTCATATACATATCCCATATGAGACGCTGAAGATCTGGGCATAATTTTTCAGTTGCCCGACAAAATACGACCCTTTGTTCATCTGTAACAAGAGGAATGAAATCAGGCATTTTTCTTATTATACCAACGGTGAAATCTTTTACTTAGGTTATGAACATACAAATCCAAGTCAAGCCATGCTCGCTTAACGCACTTAGGGAGCATAAGCCAGGCTCGACTTGTTGTAGTTTCTTCGAGATGTTGTTTAACATAATATGGTGCTTTTGGTCTAAATTTTAGATAAAGCACTAATAAATAAATCCAGAGAGACGCTAGGTGCGAATACATTTGTTGAAAAGTGCTTGTTTTTTTTATATTCTTTATAACAAGATGAACCTTGATGAAGTTCCTAAAAAGACACAATACATTGTGCTAGATTCAACAACATTGGACATAACAGGTGGCGAATTCACAGTTGATTTGTCATTAGAGTCTAACCTTCACATGGAAGATATGTCTCGTGTTATTGGTTTCAAAGTTGTAGATTTTTATGCAATGAATATTGGAAAAAATGATAGTGGTTATGGAAACGGCAACAAATATATCAACATCATATGCGATGATATTCCTAAAAGAGCACAACTTTTAGATGAAAGAGAAGGTCATGTATTAGAAAGAATTCCCACAGATAGATATTTTACCGGAACCGCAAATGACCTTGTATGGAGAGACAAACAATGGCAACCATGGGTGCGCAAAACAAACTATTTCAACCCCATATCTATACAGAAATTACATTTCAGGATGATGTCCCTTGAAGGGAATGGTGATTACAGAGCACTTAGAGATACTAGAGGGTTTTATATGATAGTTGAAGTGACTACAATAGATGTTAAGGAAAAACCAAAGGATAGAGAAATACAAATTTTACAGGCACTCAATTCTCTCAATGACAAAATTGCATTGTTGAATGAAAATATAATTCGAATTCCAACAAAAGAAGAAGAGGAAGAAATGAAAAAGAAAAAAATTCCATTCGTTTATTTGATGATTTTTGTACTTGCAATCATGGGTGGATATTTATTTTTAATGAGACAAAAAAATGTTTAGGTAAATTATAGAAGACAATGGAAAACCCAGGCCTTGTCATAGGCGGGGTTGTTATTTTCATCGTTCTTATTGTTGTCGTGTTATTTTTGACAGGTGTATTTAGTGGTGACGATGACGATGATAAGAAAAAAGAAAAAGAAAGTGATAAAAAAGAAAAATCTAAATCAAGTTCAGGATTCTTAGGTCGATTATTTGGTTCCGATGAAGATGAAGAAGATGAAGAAGATGAAGAAGAGGACGAAGATGAGGACGAAGAAGATGGAGACGAAGAAGATGGAGACGAAGAAGATACTATTCTTGACCCTAATGACCCAACTTCTGGTGAGGATGATGGCGAAGATGGCGAAGATGGCGAAGAAGGTATAGGTGAAGATGGAGGATTAGCTCCAATTGACTGCGTTGGTGAATTTTCTGCGTGGACCGAATGCACCGCAAATTGTGGTGGTGGAACACAAACTCGAACATACCAAATATCAAAAGAACAAAATGAAACTGGTCAGGCTTGTGATTTTGTTGTTGGACATGTTGAAGAAAGAGCATGTAATGAACAGGCATGCCCAGTTGATTGCCAAGGTTCTTGGGGTGAATGGACTTCCTGTTCTAGAGATTGTGGAACAGGTGAACAAACTAAAACATACACAGTGACAACACCTTCTGCTAATGGTGGTAAATTATGTATGGATAATGGTGTTGTTGTTTTTGATGGTCAACAAGAAAGTAAATCTTGTAATACACAACCATGCCCAATAAACTGCGAGGGTGAATTTGGTGCTTGGACATCATGTAGTAAGACATGTGGTGGTGGAACAAGAAGTAGAACATTCAAAATATTAAAAGCCAACCAGTTTGGTGGTAAAGCATGTGATTTCGACGATAATCACACTGAATCTGAAGGATGTAATGAGCAGCCATGTCCAATTGACTGTGAAGAAAACTGGACTGCGTGGAGTGCATGCTCCCACGCGCAACAAGGTGAACAAAAGAGAACTTTCAATAGAACTGTATTACCACAACACGGTGGTAAAGCATGCGCTGGTCCAGCAACTGGAACAGAAGAAGTTCAGGTGTGTAATACATCAGATGAAAGACAATCTGGTTCCGGTGATAGTCCCAAAACCTATACAATTCCAGGGCCAAAGGGCAAGGAAGGTCGTCTTGATATACGCGGGCGATGGTGGAAGGGTTCTGGTTCGAGAAGAACCACTGGAATTGATGTTTGGGTTGCTGAAAAACACATGGTCACATGGAAGCGTAAAGAATCAAGTATGGGATGGAGAAAAGGGGACACCGCGCAAGTTCGCGCTAAATGTGGTGATGTCATTAAGGTCCAAGACCACGGTTCTAGAACATTTAATGCCAGTGTGTATTGGAGATTCTTCCCTGGTGAAGCTGGTGGGAGCAGTAGCCATCAACAACCAGGAGCTCATAAAGCTTAAAAATTTAGCTCGTTTTATATATTATATAATGAATATCCAAGTAATTGGCCCAACCTTACAAAGCGGTATCGGCCAATTATGTTCTAAGTATGCCCAAATATTGGGATGTCCCTACAAAGTATTGTATGAAGGAGAAATTAAACCATGCGATAATATTTTTATATTCGCTCTCCCAGTTGATTATTGGTTTCAAGCAATTCCACAATTGAAAAAGATATGCAAAAAACTTGTGTGCATGTCTATTTGTGAAACTGAAACTGTTCACCCGGCATATGGAAAATTGTTTGATATGTTTGATGAAATTGCCGTTGCGAGTAAGTTTTGTCAAAAAGTATTTTCAAGACAATTTCCAGATAAAAAGTTTCCACTTATCCATGCGGCAGTTCCAATTCGACCCTTGCCACCCATTGATAAAACGAATAAACCATATATTTTTTATCACATTGGAAATATCATTGATGATAGAAAACAATTTCGTAAAATTTTGGAAGCATTTATTCGAATGAATAATCCAGATACACATTTACTTGTCAAGGCGACATGTAATGTGGATGTCCAAGTAAATGTCCCTAGGGTCACTATTATTAATGGTCTTCTACCAGACAGTGAAATTGATAAGATGCATGCCGAAGGTGATTGTTATGTTTCATTCAGTCATTCGGAAGGTATTGGTATGGGAGCTGTCGAAGCTGCGCTTCATAACAAACCAGTTATTTTATCAGAATATGGAGCAGCCAGTGAATACATTAAGAGTGATTACACTATTAAATGTGGTATGACAACTCTCCCCAAAGATGATTTCTTGTTTCAAAAGGGTATGGAATGGGGAGACCCAGATTTTGAACAACTTCAACAATTTATGCAAGATGCATACGACAAACGATTGCGTTATGTGGATCATAACCACACGACGGAATTATTGAGCGAAGAAAATATTAAAAATGAATTTAGAAGTGTTTTTCTTTGATGTAATCAGTTAAATAAACGATAATACCAATGAGTATAACCCCTGTCATCATATACTGCCTCTGAACTATTGACATCTTAACCAAGTCATCGATTGGTTTGACATTCGTTGGGGTCTTAATTATAATTGGAGCTAAGTATGTTATGGCTATGAATAGGGCCATTGCAATGACTGAAGAATTCATGTATATAATTACAAATTATTTTTATTAAGTAGAGTGCTTTCTACAAAAGTCCCCACATGAGACCGAAAACGAACATCTCTTCCCTGATTTAGTCAAAGCTTTACAAGTTTCCTTGACTACACCAGTGTTATTTTCTAATTTTTTCAAACTTTTTGATTCTCTGTTCACGAGCCATTCATTTCTCTTTTTATGCATTTTTTCTCTTATCTTTTCGAGTCTTGGATCCAAAGCATCCACATCGGGTCCCTTCTGAGACTGTCTCATTAGGTGGGTTGGGGGAGCTTGATACTTCTTCTTCTTCATAACCGTATCCGACGGTTGATCCCTGTTGACCACTTCCCAACGACGAGGTTCCATGAGCCATCTTGCAGAGTTCATTTTCAATTTTGCGTGCCTCCCACGAAACAAAGAGGATACTTAGGTATTGTAATGACAAAAAAAATGAAAGAATGAGATGACTATTCATTGGTTTATTTATTAGTCATTTTTTTAATTACCTAATTTCCTGCGATTGAAGACAAATATAAATCAATCTCACCTTGCAGAGCTGGAACCTTCTGAATAACTTTTTTGGTCACTTGTTCTTGAACCATCATAACATGTTCAATAAATAATGGAACATCAATGTTTGCAACTCGAGCAATTTGTCTGTGTGATGCAATTTCCAAAAGAAATTCAAGGTATGCGATTGAATAATTTGCGTGCATCAAGGCGACAACTGGGGACTCACTCTGTTGAGCCATTGTAGCATACTTTGCTGTCTTCTTTACTAGTTTCTCAATAACAGATGGATTTTTGCTTTTCATTATCATGAGTATGAGAATCAATATTATGATTATTTGAATAAACATATCTGTAATAAAGAAATAAAATAATAATAAACCATGTCATTTGCATGGGAAAGATTATGCTATCAATGTCATAGACCTATATGCGTATATGTAAACACAGATGACCCAGGATTACTCATACATGCAGTAAGATTTTACATGGATGTTCCAATTGACTTAACATACAACACCATGTATTTAAAATTTTATGGACTCAGGGTAAAAAGAGTGTGTGCCCACTGTTTCCATAACAAGTTGAACCTGAGTCCGCAGAACATCATGAATAGAGAGATAGGAAAGAAGGTTAAAATTGAAAAAAAATCATATACAAAAACGGCTGAACAAATAAATACTTGGAATAGACACTTTTATAGATATTTAAAGAATTGTGTACAATAGATTGTAATGATTACTCAATCTCAACAATTATTGCTAAACTCTCTCAATAAGTTTTACAGCAATAATAGAAACGCCTCACAATTGTTAGATGTTATAAACCACAGAAAGGGAGTTTCCTTGCGGAACATTGAGTGGTTTATAACGAACTACGCTAAATCAAATCAGACAAGGTATAAAACACGGGATGGTAAAGACTTTCCTGTTCATATCCAATACAAGGCATCGTTAGATGGCTACAGCAAACGCGCATTTGACCCTTTCTGTCGAACAGAGAGGATTGATTTTGAATTACCTAACAATGAAAAAATTTCAACAACGGTGAGTCAATTGAATTTCCTCAGATGGTGTATTGTCAATGATATAATTACTTATATCGAAGATAATAGACACATCCTCAAAAAGTAGATAGAAAGTCCGGTCTCATCGCCGTATCATTAATTGTCTTTTGACAAGCCGGACAATCATGTTTAAAAATAGGCGGGAATGAGTGATTATGCACCACCTCAGAAACAATCTGTATCGGTTCTACCGATTTTTTCTGATGTATATGCGATAAACAAAAACCCTCAGTTTTTGCACGTCTCGTGCAGCGCTTTCCACTTTTTAGAAGACCTTGGCATATGATCTCACATTCATCATCTGAAGGAATGTCCCTCAACAACAAACGCAGTGGAATGCCATGAATAAGAGATAAGTTTTCTGCGTATTTATTCATACGCATCATGATTCGTCGTTCGACTTCATCATTCACTAGCTTTTCAATTTCATCAAACACTGTCATCCTTACTATTCATTAGCTCCCATTTTTTAAATATATCTAACACGCTCGGTTGGTTTTTATCTGGGACTAACTTCTTTCTCCCTCTAACCTTCTTAATAATCAAATCTCCAAATATATCTTCCTTTGGGTTCTCAACCAGAGGTTCTATAAGGTCACAAATTGGATTCAAATATTTTTTATCAAAATAGTACCGATAGTCAATGGGTAGATTATGCTCTTTAACCCAAACAGGGTCTTCTGATTTCTCATAACCCTTGGCGCGAGGGTCCCCTGTATCAACCAATAAATACGGAATTCTATCTCCAGATTGTGGTTCTGAACCAGGGCGACGCTCCCTCATCTTATCCCTAACTGCAACATGTGGTAAATTATTATTTTTGTATTTATCACCCAGTTGTTGGGACAATAAAAGTTTTTCATTCTCAACAGAACCATCTAAAAGTTCAACTGCCCTCTGATGCGCTAAAGCTTTAGCTGGCTCTGGGTCGCTCGTGGACAACAATACATCCAACAACTCTTTACATACTTCCCTAACATATGGTGTATTATCACGGCGCACAACTTGAAGACCCTTGATGTCAATGTAATCCATATTCATTTTATCGTCCTTGCCCTTAGTCCATAGTTTAGCCGCATAACGCTTCTTTGAATAAAGGAAGTAAGGACAATACACTTTCTCAAGTTCAAGGTTATTTGGGGCTTTGAATAATTTTGTGCATTCATTCGCAGCTCTCTCACCCAACTCCCAACTGTATGCAATCGCATCTTCACCAGTTCTATCACCCACATCAAACTCAACCATTACAGAATCTGTGTTATGAACCACAATCTCACCAGGGCCAACATGAAAATGATGAGACTTTGTAGTTAGGTCATACACATACTGCTCGGTTTCACCCAAATATTCAATAGATTTAATCGTTTTTGCGTTGTTTTTATTGTTTCCAAACTCAATACAATAACGACCATTTTTGTAATAAAAAATCATTGGGTGTTTGGAACGGCGACACAATAAATACATTTCGGCACACTTGACCTTTGAATCAAATTCAAAATAGATATTCTCTGAAAAAAAACCAAAAATAAAATGATCCACATACTCATCTGGGCCATTCAAAATCATTGAAGACACATGGTCTATCTCACCCCGTGCGTAGTATTTACCCATCATTTCAATGGACTTAGTGTCCAAATCAACTGGTATATTGGGATACTTAATCTTTGAACTATCTGCGTGAAGTAATTCTGAACCAATATTCAAATCAATTGGTTTAATTATAGTAGCATGTTTATCCAAAAGACTATGATCTTCTGTAACATCAACAATACCCAAACCAGTTGAGACGCGATACATCTTCTTTGTGGTTTTGTGTCTAATTGCCCGTTCAATAGGTGTCCAACCTTTTTCAGTCCATACATCTAAACCTTCTGTCATACCATATTCCTTATCTCCATATGTAAAATACTTTGAACAAAGTTTCTGAATTTCAACACAAGAAATGATACCATTTTTGCGGATTACAATAGGAGTATCTCCTGAGACTGAATCACCGTACCGAACTTTTGAACCAGGGAAGTTCTTTTCTACATAGTTCTTAGTCATATCAATCATAGACCTTCCCATAAGGGTGACTGAAGAAGCAATTGGCACACATGGGAGCATCCCCCGTCCAGCTCCTGTGAACCCGTAGACACTATTCATACTTACTTTATACGCGAGTTGTTTTCCGTTGTAGACCTCTTTCATGTGCCCTGAGGCTGCTGCCATATCTCGCTTTGCTTGTTTCCTGAACATCTTCAGCTCCTTAAGAATACTCGGAAGAAGGGAATCAACATTCTGAGCAAATTTATATGTAATGTCGCCAACTTTAAAAGACTCATACTCTACTCCTGGTATATTCTCATATTTTGGATCCATCACTAATGACGAATAACATAGGTTATGAGCCATCATAATACTGGGATATAAACCCTCGAAGTCGAGAGCCGTGATTGGTTTATAATAAGCTCCTTTATGGGCGTCCAAAACTGTTGCACCCACATATGACGCTTCTGGTTCTTGGCCCTGTCTTATAACTGGAATAATAAAACCTAGTTCCTTGGCTTTTTTAGCAAGCTGTGAAAATACTTTGATTTGCTGACCTCTTTCTGATAGGTAATCAATAGGAACCCAAGTTGCCTTAGCCATCTCTAACAAGTTTGTGAGAATACAAAGTTTTTTGTCAAGTTTGATTGGTAAAAGGGTATCTTGAATACAGTATTCAGCAACTTCTCGTAACTTAACTGGGTCTTCCTCAACAAAACGAGCAAACATTTCTTTTGCTGGCATATCAATTTTTTCCTCACCATTAAGGTAAAGCTTGGATACAGAGTTAAGTTTATAAGAATCAAGTTTGTATCCCTTTTTGACCTCAAAAAACATATCAAAAATAAATCTACCTGGCATTTTGAGGAGTTTTAATTCGTTGTGACCCAGTGCACTTGATGATAGATTTTTTTCTACAATCTTACTGTGATGATCTTTCAGTTTACCTAAATTGAAGAAACTACGGGGGCACCCACATACAACACCCCTAGTATAAATGTAGTTCATATCAAAACCAAATAAGTTCCACCCCGTTATTGTATCCACATCATGGCGAAGTAAAAACTCTCTAAAACCAATTAACAATTCCTTTTCAGTATTGTAATTGATAATATGAGAACCTTCTAAGTTTGTATCAGTGTTCTTGTAACATAAACAAGTCTTGTTGTATGGCTCTGTTTCTCCGTACTTAATGAGAGAAATGGCTATTTGGAATACACAGTCCCCTTCGTTTTCTGGGTCAGGGAATTTACCTGTGGAGCTATTACATTCGATATCCAGGGAAGCATATATGAAAGGTGCTACATCGTCTTTTTCCACACCCTTGAGTTTCTTCCAATCGGTACAAAATAAATCAATATCTGTGTGTGCGTATCCACCTTGAATACACGATTGAGAAGCATCAATCCAACCGGTTGATTTTATACCAGTTAAGTGCATAAACCTAAGCATTGGCTCTAGGTTTGATTCATACACTCTTCTTGGTCTGAATTCATCAGGGAGAGCTCTTCTTAAAATACTATTAACATATTTACAAGATTTGAGAGATTTGAAAAAGAGTTTAATGAAAGTAGATTTTTTACCGTTTTGAAAACCCCAAACATCTATGGCTTGGGACATAGCAAATCTTTCCAGACACCCAGGACATATCTTTTTCAATTTATTAAACAAAACTTGAGCTCCATTTCTCCCCTCGTTTTCTTTGAGTTTGACATAGAAAAATGGTTCAAATTTTGTGGATACACATACAGACGCTCCATCTTCTGTTCTACCAAAGATGCTTATAATATGAACATCATCTTCATCCCTAGCTTCCCAGGTAAGCGCCTGAAATGTCACCATGCTTAATATAAGCTGGATTGAAATTTTTAAGCGAAAATAAAATGTAAAGAGTTAATAAATGTCAGCCTTAATAAGCCTCGTTTCCAAGGGGGTCCAGGATGCCTATATAACGGGGGACCCCCAAGTGTCATTTTTTAGACAAAACTATAAACGCCATACAAATTTTTCTCTCAAGCCAGAGCGTATTGATTACATCGGTTCTTTCACAGGAAATTCAGAAGTTACAATTCCAATCAAGTCCAAGGGTGATTTGTTAACTTACCTTTGGATTGAAGCTGATTCCATTGCTTCAGCTGAAGAAAACAGCAATGGTTTCTTTAGTTCTAACACAACACCAAGTGAATTTACTTTGATGATCGGAGGTCAACCAGTTGTTACCATGGATTCCTTGTATGTTCAAGGTGTTCACAATGTTTTGTACAATGAAACACAGGCTCAGTCTTCCGCTGCGGTCACTTGCAACAAGGTTGCAGAAAACGCAAAAAGTAGCGGTGGTAATGGAGACAGCTATGTGATTCCATTCTTTTTCTCCCAAGACTGGACTAAGGCTCTTCCATTGGCTGCCCTACAGTTTCACGAAGTTGAAGTCCGAATTAAGTGTCGTCCAGGCCTTCTAGTTGGTTCTACACCAAAGGTGTATGCCATGTATGCTTACTTGGATACAGATGAACGCAAGTTCCTCACAGAACAACCACATGAAATTCTCATCACCCAAGTTCAACATCAACCAGCGAGTTCAAACCTAGACACAGAATTTGACTTGACTTACTTCAATCACCCAGTGAAGGCTGTCCACTATGTGTCTGGTAAACAAGATGATTACTCCTCATCTTGGGACACTGCTTTCACCTTCAATGATTCTTCTCTCTACATCAACGGTACAGCTCTATTTGAGGGAACCACACCAGAATACCACCACACAGTTGTTCCAAAGATGCACTGCCAATCTCTTCCAGCGGACTGCCTACAAGCCGCACCAGTTTTCACATGGCCATTCTGCCTCAACCTCGCCAAATCCCAACCAACAGGGTCAATAAATTTCTCTCGTCTCGATACAGCTAAATTGACATTCTCAAGCCCACAAGGGGGTGACTCACTTAACAACCGAGTTTACGCTGTGAACTACAATATTTTACGCATAAAGAACGGTATGGCTGGGGTAGCATTCTCAAATTAATCGATAAATTAGGGTTTATAATTAAAAACACTTTTTAATGAAAATCATCATTCTCATTAAAAAATGTATATAACTTAAAAATGAGAATCAAATAATTTGTAATGAACATAGTTTGTAAAACTCCACAAACTTATAGTTCCCTAAAAAAAGGAATTAGGAAAAATACTATTCAATATGGGTGTGCACTCACAACGGGATACTTTGTGTGTAAAGGAGCAGAAGAAGGTGTTTCGGCCATGCTCGGAACCGTTTCGTCCATGGTTTACTTGAATACATTAACAAAAAGAGTAGATAATATTGAAACATCTTCACCATTTCCAAATGAATTACTTGTTCCAGTGGGAACTTTCATGTTTGAAGCTATTTGGAATAATGCTCCATTTGCGTTTGATTTTGATTACACCGCAACACTTCTCGGGTTTCTAGTCTATAAGGGTGCTTTACTCAACTTACTCTATGATATTGTCGTAGAAATGCTGCAACCAGAAGATGAAATTAAAAATAACAGGATAGAATTAGAGAGGGAAAATGAGTCTTGATATAATAATGGGTAATATGTTTTCGGGTAAAACATCCGAACTCATAAGACAACTAAAAAGATATAAAATAATTGGTTCTAAAATATTAGTCATTAATTCTTCACAAGATACAAGGTCAAATGAAGAAGTTTTAAAAACACATGATAATGTCACATTTAAATGCTTGAAAACAAATTCATTATTATCAATCCTCAACGAACCCCTCTTTCAAGAAGCAGAGGTTATTGCAATTGATGAAGCACAATTCTTTGTCAATCTCAAAGCATTTGCAGAAGAATGTCTTCTCCAAAACAAAAATGTTTTAATGGCTGGTCTAGATGGTGATTACAAACAAAGAAAGTTTGGTGAAATGCTTGATTGTATACCAATGGCTGACACGGTGAAAAAACTCAAAGCACTTTGCACTAAGTGCAACAATGGAACCCTAGGTCCATTCACAGTGAGGACAGTTTCAAACCAAGATCTCATACTTGTGGGTGACACAGACATGTATACAGCCAGGTGTAGAAAACATTTGGAGGCTTAAAGGTTTAAGAAAATTAATGTATGAGAGTGACTTGAGATATCCAGTGGTCCCTGACCTCGCGGGTTCGAATCCCGTCCCTGACAACCTTTATATAAAGTCAGGGTGTCTGAGCCTGGTTTAAAGAGCTGGCCTTAAGCGTACTTAACAGTCTTAAGTTTTAAATAATTTTCATTTATTTAAAAATTAAGATCGAGTATTATTAGATTTATTGAGAATTCCAACTTGGGATAGTTAAAAGCAAGAGAGTAAGAATAATATAGGTTATGGATATA